TAAGCCCGAGGTCAGGGGAAGTGTTTTGCCATATAGGATGGGGTAACGGCCGAGGAAGTCTCGAAAGAAACTACAATACACGACATCGTTACAGCCACCTAATAAATAGTACGCGAATACTCTTGCTGCGGATTGCTCGAGAAATTCGACGTCACGTTCTGGGTAGAGGACCATGGCGAGCCACTCTTTGGTTGGTCTTTCGTATCGATACGCGGAAGAAGTGTAACCCAGAAACTTCCTATCGCGCTGGTGATTGGCTATTCGTAATTTGGACAACTTGAGAGTAACACCAAAGGTGGTCCAAGCTGCGTCGGCGACCTTAGGGCCGTCGACCTTACCGTAGCCGTTAGGGATGAGAAACGAACTGTCATCGCCAAGAACCCGCAAACGCTGCATATTCCAGCCGAAATAGTGCGCCAATGTCTTGTTGATTATCCAGTTCGCGATAGACCCGACGGACTGAGTGAAAAAAGAACCACTAGGGATGCCGTGTTCTTTTCTGTAGGTTGAGCCGTCGGGAAGCATAAGCTTAGTCTTCTTGAAATAGTTGCGTATGAAATCTTGGATGGGTAGGTTTTTAGCCTCCATCTTCTGACCTCCGAAGACCAGCTCGTCCTGATGTCGGACTGCTGTCTCGTCAAAGGAGCCGAAGATAATATCAAACGCGTCGTCAATCAAGAATTGAGGGAGAGAAGCATCATATCCAGACCAGTCTAGTGTGACCTCAGTGCACTCGTCATGGGTTGCGAGTCCAGAGGTCATCATCTTTGCTAGTCTTTGCATGGAGCCTTCTCCGAAATGAACAGAGGGGACGTTCTGTTCAAGGTGCTCATAATAGGGGATCGCCCACTTCCCTTCAAGGATTGTAACCTCGAAGGGGTAAACCCACACAGGGCGGGTCTTCTGATCCTCGAGATCGTGTAGGTGGCCACGAAGGGCCAACTTAGAAGGGGGGGCGTAGACGTGCCTTCCGGCACCGATCATATGCGCCATGTAACTGGCGATGTCGTATGCTTCTTCGACTACTTCTGACTTTTTCTTACCGGGGAAGGAGAAACCGGCAGAAGTGTTGAGGTTCATGGTATCACAAACATCGGGGACAGAGATTCTATGCAGAGGTTCGGACGGGGTGAAGACGTGTTTCGCCTCTGCAAGCGCGCGTTGATAAGATTGCAGCATTGGGCCTTCCAGAGCAGATTTGAACTTCTCTGGACGGCTGAACTGCTTAAGGGTTTCGAGGCCTTCAGAAAGAACAGACCTCTTCGTCATACCTGAGACTGACCGATACTCGGCCAGATCCCAGAGTTTCATTGACTTGCGGACAAAGGGGTCGGTGTTCATTCTGGTCTCTTCAACGGCGTACTTATATCCCCATTTTTCGTAGGGCATACGCTTGAGACCGGGGAGACCTACACATGAGCGGTGGAAGTCATCCCAATCAATAGACTTTGGTAAACGATCGATGGGCGAGAGCAAGTCTAGGACTCTCTCCATCGTAAAGGATTTGCCTGTAGGGACTACAAGTGTGCAGGACGTGCT